AGGAATAAGGACATGGGTTAGTTTTGAACCAGTTATTGATCCATTACAAACGATTAAAATATTGGATATGACAAATAATTTTATAGACGAATACCAGGTAGGAAAAATGAACTATTATAATATTGGAGAAAACATAAATTGGGGTCGTTTTGGCGATATAATGGCAAAAAAATTATTATATATAGGAAAAGATTTTTACATAAAAAAGGATTTGTACAAATATATGTCTATAAGTCTGGAAAACAAATACATAAATCAGGATAATTTAGCTTTAGAAAATCAAGAAACATACAATGAGGTCAGCCAAGACGTATTATTTTAATTATTTTGAAGGTGTGAATGATAATGCCTAAGATTACAAAAAAAACAAAAAACCTACAAAAAAAGCTATTTATGGAATCGTTAGAAAATGGCACAACGATTACAAAGGCATGTAAAGCAGCAAATGTAAGTAGATATGCGATATGGCGTTGGAGAAAACAATCGAAAATATTTGATCAACAAGTTACAGAAATATTAAATTCCAGGACACAAACAGTTGAAGATGCCCTTTTTTCAACTGCTATTTCTGGGAATGTTACCGCACAGATTTTCTGGCTGAAAAACAGGGGAAAAGAAAGATGGAAAGATAAATACGAAACTAATGAAAATATCAATGTAAGGGGAGAAATTGAAATAACAGATGCCAAAGAAAAAATCCTTAGTAGAATCAATAGCATTGCTGCCAGAAAAGAAAAGAAAAGAGATCATCAACAGTCTAAGTAAAAAAGAAGCAGAAGATCTGCTTTATGACTGGCATTTCTGGGCTAGGCCGAAGCAATTGCCACCACCTGGAAACTGGTTAACCTGGTTTATCATGACCGGTAGGGGATGGGGGAAAACTTTTGTTGGTGCAAACTGGGTCAATGAACAGGCCAAACAGGGTGCGGAGCATATTGCCTTAATTGGCCAGACCAAAGCTGATGTAAGAGATACAATGGTAGAGCTAGGTCCATCTTCAATTTTGAAATTGGCACATCCTAAATTTAGACCGGAATATGAACCTTCTAAGAGAAGGGTAATCTGGCCTAATGGATGTGTGGGAACAATTTATTCTGGTGATGAGCCGGATCAGGTGCGGGGACCTTCTCATGATATTGCCTGGATTGATGAGCTGGCTAAATACCAGTATCCCCAGGATATCTGGGATAACCTGTTAATGGGATTGAGAAACAGGGAAGATTTAAGAATATTGGTTACAACTACACCAAGGCCAATACCGATAATCAAGCAGTTGAAGAGTGATCCAGATACCATATTGGTTACTGGTAGCACTTATGAGAACAGAGATAATTTGCCGGAAAAATATTTTGATTATATTATCAAACGGTATGAAGGTACCCGGTTGGGGAAACAGGAGATCTATGGCCAGATCTTGTCCGATAATCCGGATGCCCTATGGAACCGGGATATCCTGGAGAAGAACAGGAGAAACAAGGCACCGGAATTAGTCAGGATTGCAGTTGCCATTGATCCAGAGGCTACCGCTAATGAAATGTCCTCTGAAACTGGTATAATAGGTGGCGGGATCAGTGAAGATGGTCATTGCTATATCTTGGAAGATGCCACTATAAAAGAGACTCCAGATAAATGGGGTAATGCTGCAGTTGCTTTGTATGATAAATTAAAAGCTGATCGGATCATAGGTGAGGTTAATAACGGTGGTGATATGGTGGAGTATGTAATCCGATCCATTGATAAGAAAGTTTCCTACAAAAGCGTCAGGGCTTCCAGAGGGAAATATGTCAGAGCTGAACCGGTAAGTGCCTTGTATGAACAGGGCAAAATCCATCATCTTGGTTATTTCACAGATCTTGAAGATCAGCTCTGCGAATGGGTGCCAGGTGATAAGTCACCAGACAGGCTGGATGCCCTGGTATGGCTGGTGACTGAATTGATGCTAGGAAATGAAAAAGAGCCAGGGTTTATTGTGTTGTGATAAATGATTGACAAATAATAATCTATCAAGTAGAATAATTAAAAAGTGAATATTGCATAGAGCTCCTAGAGAGCCGTTTGAAGAAGTGAAAGCTTCTTTGGCGGTTCTTTTTTTATTTGTTGGCAAATGAGGTGATAGAGATAGAGATTACCTTGCAGATCAATAAACATAGATTAAGTTTCAGCACACAGAAAGCCAGTGAAACTTCCAGGATCAATAATCCAAAATACTGGCCTAATGATCCGAGAAATACTGAATTCTATGCTGAAAGCAGGAAGAATATTGAAGAGCAGATCAAGGCATATCAAGGTTGGGTTGGTGATTGTGTTTCCCTGATAGCTGAAAGGATTGCCTCAATCCCCCTAAGGTTATATGACCGGAAAGATGAACTGATTGATGAGCATCCCTTCTATGAACTGATGAAGCATGTCAATCCGGATGTTACCGGATTTATGTTAAAAGAGTTAATTTCAAGCTACCTTGATCTTACCGGTGAATGTTATATCTATATGGCCAAAGACAGGCTGGGAATACCCCGGGAATTCCATTCTTTAAGGCCCGATAGGATGAATCCGATAGTGAAAGGGGGAGTGATTGACCATTTTAAGTATAAAAAAGATTTGAAAGAAATTATCTATCCCAGGGAAGATATTCTATATTTCAGGTATCCTAATCCCACCGATCCTTACCGGGGAGCAAGCCCAGTACAGAGAAAGGCCTATGCCTATGATACGGATCTCTACAATATGATCTACCAGCTTAATGTATTTAAAAATGGAGCACATTTAAAAGGTGTCCTGGAAACCGAAGCCAATATGGATGAAGAACAGGCTAAAAGGTATTTGAATCTCTTTGAGGAAACCTATGGCGGTGCTGGAAAGGCACATAAGACCGGGGTTCTGATAGGCGGATTATCCTATAAGAATATTGGCATATCAAACAAAGACATGGAATTTATATTGCTTGCTGATTGGACTATGCGTCAGCTGGCCAGTGCTTACCATACCCCGCCACAGAAGCTGTCTCATCCGGAGCATACCAATCTGGCCAACATGAAGGTATTGGATACCAGCTGGAACCGGGAATGTATCCTTCCCAGGTGTATTAGGATAGCTGAAATTTTGAATACCTTCCTGATTCCCCTTTACCGGGAGCAGGGCATTTATTGTGAATTTGATAATCCGGTGCCTGATGATGAAGAGTTTTTGTTGAAGAAGAGGGAAGTTGACCTTAAAAACTTTGTTATATCACCAAATGAAGCCAGGAAAGAAGATGGACTTGATCCAGCTAACTGGGGTAAAGTGCCGTTGGGACCTATGGGAATTATACCTATAGCAAGTTACAGTTCAGAGAGTAACGAACCTGAACCAGAAAAGAAAATAGGCAAAGGCAAATTATCAGAGGAATTTAAAGAAGAATATTGGAAGGATTATATTAAAAGAATTTCACCGTTGGAAGAGAATTTAAGAAGAGCAATGACCAAATTATTCCAGGAACAGGAGATTGAAGCCTTAAGAGAACTGAGGAAAAGGAAGAACATGGAAATTAAAGATGTTGATGATGTCTTGAAAGTTCCCAAAAAGAAGGAACAGATTAAGAAATTCATAGAGACGGTATTACCCAGGATAACTGAAATGGTAAGCCTTAATGGAACGAATGCCTTTGCCCAACTAGGAGTGGAAGGAAGCTTTAATGTAACTAACCCGAAAGTTATCAAATGGATAAAAGATAGAGCCGGTTATCTCATTAAAGAAATCAGTAATACTACTCTGGAAAATTTAAGAAGAACATTAACTGAGGGTATAGAGGCCGGAGAAAGCATTCCCAATCTGGCTAAAAGAGTTAGCAGTGTCTATGAAGAAGCTAAGGATTATCGGTCAGTCAGAATTGCCCGGACTGAAACCATTGCCGCCAGCAACCAGGGGGCATTACAGGCCTATGATCAGAGTGGAGTAGTGGAGAAAAAGGAATGGCTAACGGCAATAGATGAAAGGACTTGTGATGAATGTGCAGCCTTACATGGAGAAGTAAGAAAATTACATGAGAATTTTAGTGGTGGTGTGGAAACACCGCCATTGCATCCTCAATGCTATGATAAAAATACCGAAGTATATACCAAAAATGGTTGGGAAAATTTATGCGATGTAAAGGCAGGAGATATTATTTTAACCTTAAATGCAAATACAAATAATCTTGAATGGTTACCTATAAAATATGCAGTAAAATATTTCCAAGATAAAATATATTACTTAACTAATACACAACATTCCTTTGATATGGCAGTATCTAAAAATCATCCATTTTTTGGTTATCAAAGGATTGGAGACGATAGATACAATAATCGTAGATTAGAGCCAAAATGGTTTAAAGATATAAAAGAACTTAATTCTGAATTCCATTTTTATACATCTTCAGAATGGGTTGGAGAGGATAGAGAATATACAAATATAAATGGAATTATATTTGATACTAAAGATTACTGTAGATTAATGGGATATTATTTATCAGAAGGTAGTACAACAAGAAGAAATAATACCAGATGGCAAATAAGTATTGCCCAATCAAATACGAATAATTTATTTAAAATATGGAAATCTCTGAAAGATTTGCCATTAAATAAAATATGGTTAGGTAAAGATAGAATATACATAAGTGATGACAGGTTGGGAAATTATTTAATTGGATTTGGTAAAAGTTATGAAAAATGGATACCTGAAAATATAAAAAATCTTGATAGAAAATATATAAAAATATTCCTTGATGCTTATCTTTTAGGTGATGGGCATATTAAATATGGAAAAAAATGGAAAAATGGGAATTTTAAAAATAGTAGAAGTTATTCTACTTCATCTAAGAGAATGGCTGATAATTTAGGGGAACTAATCATAAAAATTGGAAAATCAGTAAGTTATGATTTTATGGAAATGAAAGGCAAAAAACAGAAGTTTGATAATGGAGAGTATGTTTTAAATCATAATGTATGGGTAATTAATGAATTAACATCAATACATAGAAATTTTTCGAATATTAGTGTAAAGGAAATTGCTTATAATGATATGGTTTATGATGTGGAGGTTGACAACCATACTATATTAACTAGGCGAAATGGGAAAGTAGTTTGGGGAAGTAATTGTAGATGTACAATTTTACCAGTTATTGAATAGAAAGTGAGGTGAAACTCATGTCAGAAAAGTTAATTAGAAAGACTTTTGGATCAGAGACAAAAGAGGTTGATGGTGAAAGGGCCTTAAATGTTACTATCACTACCAGGGATAAGGATAGAGATGGAGATATTGTTGAGCCTCAGGGAGTTAAACTGACTAATTTTAGGAAAAATCCTGTGGTTCTATTAGCCCATGATTACCGGGGACTGCCGATTGCCAAGGCTGAAAAGCTGGAAAAAACAGAAGAGAGTATTAAGGCAAAGGTAGTATTCCCGGATGAAGGCACTTATCCAATTGCCGATACAGTTTATAACTTGTATAAAAATAAATTTATGAAAGCCTGGAGTATCGGATTTATCCCCCTAAAGATTGAAGATATAGATGCAGATGATGAGGAAGGGAAGGAAACCAGAAGTGGTGGAAGGCGTTTTAAGTCAATCGAATTACTGGAATTTTCAGCCTGTTCAGTGCCAGCCAATCCCCATGCCTTAAGCAATATGATAGACAAAGGAATTGATCTTGAGCCCTTAAGAGAAGCTGGAATTATTGAGATTGAAGAAGGTAAAGAAGTTGTAGATAAACCAGAAGAAACTGAAACACATATCCATATCCCAATAAGAGATAAAAATGATTTCTTCCAAGAATCATTCAGGACCATTACTATTGGCAAGGAGAATGAAGGGATAAAGGCAGTTATCGGAAAATTAAAATCTGATCCAAATGGACCAACAAAAGTCCAGAAATACATCTTTGACAAATCCAAAGGCTGGACTATGGAAAAGGCCAAAAAGTGGGTAGAAGAACATGGAAAATCTGCTGATTTAGAATGCCATGAAGATGAGAATGTAAAGAAATCTTACAATGCAGAAGAAATCTATGAAATTGTAAAAGAAAATAAAGAGTTAAAGGAGAAGTTAAAAGAGCTTGAATTAAAATCTGGGGCAGTTTTGAATACCAAGAATAAAGGAAATTTGAAACAGGCTCAGCAATTGATACAGGAAGTATTGGATTCTGCTGAACCTGCTGAAGAGGATAGTCAAGAAAATGATGAAGACAATGAAAAGGAAATTGAAGTAATTGAAGAAGACGACAGTATAAAAGATGGTGATGTAAAAGATGAAGTAACAGATGAAGAAGAGATAGAAGTAGATGATGAAGTAATTTCAGAAGTAATCAATGAAAAAATGGACTATCTGCTGGGAAGAGTAAAGCAATCTAATGCCAAAAATAATAAGAAAGGAAGTGAAAAGTCATGAAGATGACCAAAGAAGAATTAGGTGCACTGGTTAAAGATCAGTTTGACAAGGCTATTGCACCACTATTAGAAGTAAACAGACCGAAAGAAGAAGATGGAGAGAAAAAGGAACTGGAGAAAAAGCTATTTCCGACCTTTGCTGATTTTGTTAAATCGGTAGTTCAGAAAGATGCTAAATTAATGGAATATCGAGAAAAGGTATTACAGATGGGCAGTGATCCAGAAGGTGGCTATTTAATCCCGGAAGAGTTTATTCCTGAATTAAGACAGGTAGCTTCTGAAGAAGGGATAATCAGATCTCTGGCTACAGTATTACCTGCCAGTAAAGAGCATCCGGATACTGCAGTTGAAATCCCAGTATTGGATCAGGCTGGAGCCAGCGAGAAAGACTTTTTTTCTGGGGTCTGGTTTGTTTGGACAGCTGAGGGTGGAGATAAACAGAATAAAGAGCCTAAATTTGACAATGTAAAACTTGAACCTCAGGAATACTCTGCCTATGCCGTATTAACAGATAAGCTGATCCGGAATGCCAGCGTTCTGGGTGCCTATGTAAAGCAGGTGTACAGCAGGGCTCAGGTTGCCTTTGAAGATTACCATTTCTTACGAGGGACTGGAGTTGGACAGCCATTAGGTATTATCAATTCCCCTGCTTATATTACTGTTACCAGGAATACTAAACTGACTGTAGTCTGGGCAGATATCCAGGGAATGTTGACTCAGATTTTGCCTGGCTGTAATCCTATCTGGGTTATATCCAGATCTCTTTTAGGAGCAGTAACGGGAATGGCTGATGCTGCTGGAAATAGTATTTTTATTCAGGGTGATGCAACCAAGAAATTACCTGACCGACTATCTGGTTATCCTATCAGATGGACTTTCCGAGTTCCTGCTGCTGGTACTCAAGGAGATATTTCTCTAATAGATCCGTCTTACTATTTGATAAAAGATGGTTATGGACCAGCATTTGATGAATCCAAGCATGTCTACTTTTTAAGCAATAAAACTTGTTTAAAAATGTTTGGCAATGTCGATGGACAACCATGGCTAAGTGGGACAATTACTGCTGAAGATGGTGCTACTGAGATATCTCCATTTGTAGGACTGACTACTAAATTAACTTAATTTAAAACTTAGCAGGGGATTGATTTCCCCTGCTCTAGAATATTTTGAGAGAGGAGTTGATATTAATGAGAGATTTAGCTGAAAACATTGCCATCCTGGATGCCATAAGAGCTGAACAATTAGCCGTAGATACCCATAATGCCAGGGCTAATGGGGATCATGATACTGCTGGGGAAATTGACCTGGCGGAATATGGCTATCCCAGGAAGATATTGGTTTGTGTAAGTGTTGGAGCCGTAGATACCGGTGGAGAATTGGATGTGACCATCAGAAGCGGAGATGAAACTGGTAATCTTGACTAGGTGAGATCATTCCGGTTATCAGTGAAAATAATAAAGTGAAAAATCTGGAAGAAGCACCTAAAGATAAGATGATGAGAAAGAATAAGACAATGAGGAAGTGATAAGATGGCTGTTGATCAGTATGCTTTAACATCTTTGACTAATGCCTTAGAGGAATTGGGTTTAACTTCTGATGGTGGCAGTCAGGATGCCTATATTGAAAATATTATTAATCGGGCATCTGATATGATAGAGAATTACTGCCATCGGAAATTTAAAGCCAGGCTCTATATCAAGGAGAGGTATGACGGCAAAGGACAGGAACTGTTGTATCTCAATCAATATCCTATATTGGCAGTTAATTTAGATGAACTGGTCTGGAATAGTGTAGCTAAGACTGTCACCAGAAATGATGGTGGCTCTTTTGTTGATGACAGTTTTAAAGTCCAAGATAAAGTATTAATTCAGAATTCTAATAAAAATAGTGGATTGCTGACCATTGCTACTGATGGAGTTGCTGCTAATACTCTAACTTTTGATGAAGCAATTAAAGATGATACGGAAGATAACAATGTGATTATTTCCCGGTTCAAGGAATTATGGATTAATGATAACAAGATTGATGAAGATGATTATGAAGTTTTTTCAGATTATCTCTATATTCCCGGTGGGTTATCAAAAGGACAGGGCAATATCAGGATAAGCTATTATGCTGGATATGATGATATTCCTGATGACATAGAACAGGCCTGTCTAAAGCTGATTAAATTATGCTTTGAAAAGAATGCCAATGTAAAATCAGAAGGCTTGGGACCATATAGTGTAACCTATTTTGATACAAAAGATATACCTGTTGATGTTAAGACTATTTTAGACAGTTATAGAAAATTGGTGGTCTGAAGTAATGGAAAGATTCTTGAATAAGACAGTAACCAGACAAAGAAAGAAATCAGGAACAGGATCGACAGTTGAGGATTGGGAAGATAAAGATACCAATCTGAGATGTGCTATAGCTCCGATCAATCCTAATGAGACTATGGCTTTCCAGAATGTCTATTTTCAGACTAAGATAACCCATACTATGTTTTGCTTAGTGGATGAAAATATTTTACTCGATGACAAAATAATAGCTGGCAATGATGAATATCTGATTAAGAAGATCAATAAATGGAGAAATTTTTATCAGATTTATTTGAGTGAGATTAAATGAAAACAAAAGCAGAAATTATTGAAGGAAAAGAATTAGCCGATAAATTCAGGCAGGCTGGCAAAAAGGTGGAAGATAAGATTGATAAAGCCTTGATGGCTGCTGGTCTATTAGTAGAAAGAGATGTAAAGCAATCCTTTGGTGTCTCTCCCAGTGTACCGGGAGAACCGCCTGGAGTTCTAACCGGTAGATTAAGGGCATCTATTGCTACCAGGGTAATACCTGGTAATGCTTTGGTAGGAACCAGGGTAGAATACGCGAGGGCGTTGGAATTCGGCTATAAACCAAGAAACTTAGCTGCAAGGCCATTTTTGATACCAGCACTGGAGAGAAATAGAGAAGAGATTAAGAAAATACTATATAAGGGCTTGACTGAGGCAATGACCGAAGTATTTAAGAAAGGATTTACCAGTATATTATGAGTTTAGCAACAACTATCGATAAAGTAATTGTATTAATAAAAGCAGATACCAATTTAAAGGGAGTTTATTGGGGTGATCAATTAGCTTTTTCTGATTATCCGGTGGCATGTGTGGGAATAGATATCCCAAATCCATCAGATAACAGATTAAGTGAGGATTTTCCAGTGATTGCAGCACAGAAGATAAGGGAAGAGATATATAAAATTGGAGTTGTAATATATGTCAGATATGAAGAGACTGAAGCCAATGCCAAACAGGTTATTACCTTGACCGATACTATGAGAAAGAATTTAAGAGCAAATTTAAATTTAGATGGATATATATTGATGGGTGAAATAGGAGATACAAATTTTTATATTGGGGCTAAAACTGGAGATATTTTAGTCAGACTATCAATTACAAGAATTTCATACACCAAAAGAATACATGATTAAGAGGTGACCTTATGAAACTGAAATTTACAAAAGATAGCAAATTATGGATTCCTAATATCGGGATCTATGAACCAAAACAGATTATTGAGGTTGATGATGAGACAACGATTAAAAAGATGTTAGAAAGCGGTTATTTTAAAGAGGTAAAAGAAGCTAAACCTAAAGAGAAAGGAGCTGAGAAACCATGAGTTATGGATCAAGAGGACATATAGGAATAGGAAAGGAGACAGCCTGGGGAACTGAACAGGCAGCAAGTGTGTACCTACCCTTTGTTTCAGAGTCATTAGGATTGGACATTGAACAGGTGATTTCAGCAGCACAGAGGGGCATTGTTGATGAATCACCTTCCTATCCTGGAATTAGAAATGTTGGTGGTGATGTTGATTTAGAGGTGCATCCTGGCAATTTTGGACATATTCTGAGAAGTGCCTTTGGTGCTCCGGATTCAAGCCAAATTAATACTAGTTCAGCCTATAAACATGAGTTTGAGCCAAGGCAGGATGATTTTGATGATGACTGCCCGCTATGCCCTTATACTTTTGAAGTATACCGGGATAAAGGGGATGCCTTCCAGTATAAAGGCGGAGTTGTAAATAATTTAAGACTTTCTTTTGGTGTGGATGAGAAAATACTAAGGGCAATATGTGGAATTATTGGCAAAGAATATGCACCGATTACCAAGACTACACCGAGCTTTGAAATCACCGATCCCTTTAAGTGGGACCAGGCAGTGATCAAGATAGCGACTGTAGCTAATAATGATCTGGAAAGCTTTAACTTTACACTTGATAATCATTTAATAGGGGTTCCAACTTGCAACAATACATCCCTGATTTCCAGAATTTATCGGGATGCAAAAAGGACTGTAGAGGTAGGCATGACCATTGATTTTGTGGATCAGGTTCAATTTGTCAAATTTAAGAATCAAGATATGCAGGCCTTTGAGATTACCCTGGAAGGTGCAGAGATTGAAACCGGCCATGAGTACAGCTTAATTATTGAAATACCAAAATTAAAATATACTGCCTATCCTATCCATATAACCGGAGCGGGAAGGATTAACAGTGCAGTAATCGGTAAGGCTGAATATGATCTAGACTTAAAATACGCAATAAAGGTAACTTTAATCAATAAGGAAACTGCATATTAAGGAAGGAATCAATATGGCTAAAGTGAAGATTGGCAACAAAGAATTTGAAATTGATAAATTCAATTTGAATGATGTTATTGCCATTGAAGAAAAAATAGGGGATATGCAGCAATTGGGAAAGAAGAAGACAATCGGTGAAAATGTAAAGGATATTCGTTTTGTGCTCTGGTATGCCTTAAAAAAACATAATGAAAATATTACTGAGGAAGAAGTTGGGGATATGATACCGGTATCCGATTTCGCAAAAATACTTCAAGACTTTTTCAAGGCAGTTGATATCCAGGGAAACCCTACTGCAGTCCTAAAGAAGTAATTGAAATATTAGGATATGCCTATAACTGGAGTTTTCAAGATATTGTCAATATTCCCCTGGACAGATTAAGGATAATTATGCCGGATGCTATAGAACGGTATAAGCAGAGGATTATATTCGAAAAAGCTATATTGAAATTCCTGGGAGTTAAGGATATTATATAGCTTTTTTTGTTAAGGAAGTGGATTAATGGCTGATGAGTTAATTGTAAAGATAATAGGGGATGCTTCCCATCTATCTGGAGAATTGGATAAGGCTGGTGGTCAGGTAGATAATTTTTCAAAGAAGATTGACCAGATCGGGACTGCTATGCTCGGTATTGGAACTGCTATAACAGCTGCTGCTGCCACTATTGTAACCAAGACTGCTAATATTGGTGACCAGTTTGATAAGATGTCCAAGCGTACCGGGGTAGCCGTTGAAGACTTGTCTGCTCTTTCTTATGCTGCTGAGATATCCGGAACCAATATTGAGACTGTTGAAAATGGTTTGAGAATGCTGGCTAGTAATATTAAAGATGCCTCAGAAGGTGTTGGCCAGGCTAAAGATACCTTTGAAAATTTAGGTATAGCGGTGGTAGATGTAGAAGGTAACCTTAGGCCTACTGTTGAGGTAGTAAAAGATGCTGCCACAAAAATAGCTGACCTGGAAGATGAAACCATGCAGGTTGCCCTTGCCGGTGAAATATTCGGGAAAAGATATGGCTCTGAATTACTGCCTTTGCTGAAAGAAGGCGGTGAAGGTATTGATGAATTAATGGAAAGGGCTTATGAACTGGGAATTGTCATCTCAACCGAAGCTGCTGAAAGTGCAGCTGAATATACTGACAGAATGACTGATCTGACCGAATCGCTTGCTGGAACTGCCAGGGTTATTGGGGATACTTTGATACCAGCCATAATCCCATTGATTGAAAAGGCTACAGAAATAATAGGCAAGGTATCTGAATGGATAGCTGCCAATCCGGAACTGGTGGAAACCATAGCTAAAATTGGGGTAGTCTTAATGGCCGGTGGAGCAGTTATTAAAGGCTTAATGCTGGTAAAAGGGGCTATAGCTGCCATAGGAACAATGACTACCGGCCCTATCGGATTATTGATATTGGCAATTGGCGGAGTTTATCTGGCTTGGAAAAACTGGGATAAGATCCTTGAATTCATCCAGGAATGGAAAGGGAAGATTGTGAAATTCCTGGAAGAACTAAAAGAGGGTGCAATTAGAATAGTTAAAGATATGATTGAATGGATTATCGAAAAATTTCAAGAGATAGCCAATTTGCCCCAGAAGATGAAGGAGTGGGGGCAGAATGCAATCAACAGTTTTACTGATGGCATTAAATCAAAAGTCTCTGAGGTTACAGATAGCATAAAGAATGTTGCTGGATCCATTGTTGATTTCTTAGGATTTAGATCACCACCACCAAAAGGGCCATTAGCTGATTCTGATAAATGGATGCCTAAGATGATGGATATGTTTGCAGATGGCATAGAAAGAGGAATACCTTATGTTTCAAAGGCTACTGAAAAGGTTGGAAAAACAATCAATGATCAGATCACCAAGGCAGCTGATAATGCAGTAAAGACTACTGAAAATATGATGGATGATATGGGCAATGTTATGGAAGAAAAAGCTATAACAGTTATTGAACCAACTAAAACTTTTTCCAGTAATTTTATGGATATCTT